GTACTGCGCATTTGCTGCGACAAGCAGTTTCAGGGCGCGGGTCAGGGCTTCTGTTTGTACGATCATGGTGTGTCCTAAAAAGTCAGTTCCAAGATTGGTGCGGTGGCGGCGGGCTGCAGGGATTGCGCGGATTCGTGCACCACGCCACCGATGCGGTGCGTCCGGTCAAACTCGCGGATCACTTCGGCGTAGTAGGCGCGGGCGGCTTTCACCTTTTCGATGATCGCGGCCTCCTTCGCCATGTCGCGCTCAACAACCCATGTCGTCACGCGCAAGTGCTCGGGGATGTGGCTGACGATGTGAAGCGGCAACGGCTCGAAGCCAATCAGCCTTTCGGGCGTGTCAACCAAGCAGTAGGCAATGCGACCACGGGGCTTGTTCCACAGCCGGCAGTACGAGCGCAACTGCCATTCGTACAGCGTGCGCTGCGTGGCTGCAATGTCTTCATTGGACAGCGGGAACGTAGCCACAGACCACGCGATCTTGATGTCCGTCACTTCATCAACATCCGGCAAGTCAGACTCGCCGGTCAGGTAGTCGTCGGTGCGACGATCTACGTTCTTGGTTAAGTTCTTGCCGAAGACTCGGTTGTACAACTCGAGGCCGGCGCTTTCGCACTCATCACCCTTTTCCATCTGCTTGCTGCTAACTTCAAAGTCAACACCATAGATTGCCTGCGAGGCCAGCTCGCGCACGTATGCCTTCGCTGTATCGGATAGCACGGCACCCTTGGTGCGTGACTCCCCCATCAACTTGCCGATTGAAGAACACCGGAAAAGTGGCCCGTTCATACATGCCTCCAAATCGTTCCTGACTTGATCTGTCCAACAACTGTGTGGCTGACACCGAAAGCTAGGCCAATGGCGCGTTGGCTGCGTGGGTCGCTACGAATCGCGCGGGCCTGGTCGTCCGTCAACTTCGCCGTCCCAAGCGCGACGCCCTTTGCCTGCCGGTTCTTGCTCACCATGTCGTCCACGTTTTCTCTGTTTGTGCCCAGGAATAGGTGATCCGGGCGCACGCACTTTCGGTTGTCGCACTTGTGCAGCACGAGAAGACCTTGAGGTATCGGTCCTACGAAAAGAATGTGCGCCACTTGGCTTGCTGGGCGCGGCCTGCCTTCGAGCCAGAAGTGCCCATAACCTTTCCCTCCAATGGCAGCAGTCCAGTTCCAGCATCCATCCGAGCGAGTGAACTTCGCTTCAAAGCGCGCGATTGCGTGCTTCATGACTGCGCTCCAGCGGCCCGCAGCGCTGCGCCACGGGCCTGCACGGCGGCGGCAAATTCCCGGTAGGCTTCGACATTACCGGCCCCTTTGAAGTGCTTTGCGCCGTCCTTCGACACAAGCCCCAGTTCTTCCAGCGACTGCGCCAGCGCAGCGCGACCGGCCCACACTTCGAGAGGGTGCGGAGCGGTGCCCTGCCCATCGTCGTCTTCGCCCTTCTCGGCTACGCCAGCAATGGCCTTGAGCGTGTGGCGTTCCAAGTAGGTCTTGGTGCTGATGATGGCCTGAATGCTGTTCTTGCCGCCGCTGGCGTCAGGCGCAGCGCCCAGGGTCACGGACTCGGAATGGCCGGCGCGGTGCGTCAGGGTGCACGTCACCTCCAGCCAGTCCGGGGTTTGCTTCGGAACCCACTTCCACGAGAAGCCGTGCCTGGACAGCGGCAACGACAGCGCATCAACCACGTCGGCCAGTTCGGCATGCTTGTACTGCGTGCGGCCACCGGTTTTGTTGGCAAAGTCAACCTGCTTGCGCTTGATGATTTCAACGGCCTCACCCTTGAATGCGGCGTGTGCGTCGTCAAACGCCTTCTTGGCCTCTCCAGCTTCCCAGCGCTCTTGCAGCGCCATCAGGCGCTCCAGACGGTCAAGGTCGGCGCCTTGCTGGACTGCCATCTGCAGCAGCGTGGCCGGCGTGGCGGTTTGCGCCGTCTTCACGACAGCGGTTGCCGCCGCTTCGATAACTTCGTTCACTTCTCTCTCCTAGTTGCAAGGCGCCAGCAGCATCGCCAGTACCTGGCGTGTGAATCGGCGCGCTGCAGCGGCCCACCGGGTGATGGTCTTGGCGCGTTTGAAGGGGCCTTCGACGGCACCCGTTGACAGCAGCAGATCACCCAGCGGCATGTCTGCGTTCGTGCGCTCCTGCTGGCGCGCGTCAAGGTTTGCTTCACGCAACTTGGTAGGCACCATTCGGCCTTGCTGCGTCACGCCCAATGGGACGTATGGCATTGGGTAGTCCTTCATCAGCACAGCCCTTCGGCGCAAGGCGTCAGGAAGTGCACCAGCAGGATCGCACCCAGCACGCCGACGATGAACACAGCCAGGAAATTCGCGGCGGCTTCTGCGCGAGAAGTGCGGCGCGCGTTGAGCGCGCTGATGTGCTGCACGATCAGGCTTGAGTCTTCGGTGTCTTTGTTCACGACAACACTCCCTTGTTGATGCACTGGCCGACAACTCGCGCGCCAGTGATGCGGATGAACTCGGCATTGCGCGTGCGCTGCGCGTCGGCCATCTTGTTTGCGTGTGCCTGGCACGACAGATCTGACGATGCAGAAATCATCTGGCGCTGCAGTTCTTGCATGGGCGCGTCCCTGCCGGGCATGACCAGTAGGACGAGGATCAGGTAGGCGTTCACCCGCAACGCTCCATGCGGTCTGCGTACTGCGCAGCGGCGCGGTCTTCTTCGGCGGCTTCGGCCAGTTCCTTCAAGCGCTCCCAGCCCTTTTCGTGCCACTTGCTCAGAACGTCGGCGTCGAACTTTTCGGCATCGACCCACTGGCCATTGATCCAGGCGCAAAGTGGCGTAATGGACTCGTCTTCGCGCGGCTCATTCCAGCCGTCACCGCTGGCGCCTGTGTGCTCGTATTCCACGGTCACATCGGCATCGCCAAGGAAGCACTCGGCGTGAAAGCAACCGTTGGCCGGGTGCAGGCCGTAGCCGTGCAGCACGGCCAGTTCGTCGGCCAGCTTCTGCGCGGCGGCCAGCAGTTGCAGCGGCGGCAGCGAGCACAGCCAGTGCTTGGTCTGCAGCAGGTTCTGCGGGCGTTTTACTTCCAGATCAGCCGCGATGGCTGCATTGGTGGCTGGCGCCAGGAGTGTGGGATTGGTGGCGTCCATCACTTGACCTCCAAGTGCGGCAAGCCTTCAGGGAACACGGCGCGGCGGCCGGTGCCGTAGGGCTGGACGATCTGGCTCAGGCTCAGCCCGGGTTCGCATGTCGCGCTGTAGGTGGGCATCAGGCGCGGCTCACTGTTGCGACGGGCCGCCAGCCGGTACATGAGTTCTTCCCATGCGGCATTCGCACGCGCTGCAGGAAGCTGGGCTGCGTTGATGGTGCGGTGGTACATCACGCGGCCTCCAGTTCGGCCAGGGGTTCAGCGACATGCACTATTTCAGGGAAAGCGTACTCGGGCCGCGAGTGCAGTTCACCATCGCTGTAGGTCAGAACGCTGGCCTCAATGCCGGTGCCGGTGGCGTTTGCAGTCACCGCGTGGTAGCGCACTTCCCAGTCCGGCGCGTACCCGGATTCCGTGGCCTTGGCGACGATTGCCAAGACGCGAAGACGGCGCACAGAGTCTGATGCGGCGTCATAGAAGAAAACGATGTTGCCCACCGAGTGGGACGTGTTGATGTAGGCCATCTGCTCCGCTCCTATCGCCGTGTGATGTGTGGCGACTGAGAGCTATTGGACATCCTTATCCAACACAACGCAAGATATAAATGTCCAATGCCGACAAAAACAAAGGGCCTTTCGGCCCGTCAATCGTGGGGTGTTGCTTGACCCCCACCTTCTGCGGTGGCGCCCCATCCCTCTGGATGGGGGTGCCGTCAGTTGTTTCCGAACAACTTGCGCAGTCTGGTCAGCATAGCCCTGTCTTCTGTGCTCAGCGGCGCATCAGGCGCAGTGCCAGGCTCGAAAGTCTCCAGCAGCAGGTGCCACGGCTGGCAGCCGCAGGCGTCAGCGATCATCTGCAGCTTGTCTAGGGTGATTGCGTTGTGATTCTTCATGATGCGCTCAACCAACTTCACGTCTAAGCCTTTCGATAGCGCACATCCCCGAACGCTTAATTTGCTGCCCGCCGGCAGATCGTGCGCCATCTGGCGCTTGAGATTTGTAGCCAGTATGTCACGGGTGTTGGTGGTGCTCATGAAAAGCATGATCCCATACGGATTAGTCGGATATGTCGAACGCTCCGCTTGCATTGTTGGACATTTATGCCTCACAATCTGGCATGCTCAACAAAGACCAACTCGCCAACCTGCTTGGCACCGTCAATGTGGAGGCCGTTGCTACAGAGGCTGGCGTGTCCACAAAGACGATTTACCGACTGCGCCACAAGGCCGCGAACCCG